CCAACGCCACAGCCAACCCGGACACATCCGCGAGTGTCGTCGTCGACACCGCGGACACATCCGACGGCAGGACCGCCACACGAGCTGTCGCCGCTGCGACCGCATCAGCAACCGCCGCAGCCCGGCCGCTCAACGCGCCGTGCACCGACACGCCACCCTCACCCGACACGATCGGACCACGGACGACCGTCACGGACCGACCATCGACCACAAGACGCCGCGTCGGTGCCTGCACCGCGAGCGCGCTCACAGCCCACCCACCAGTGCGGGCACGACCGTCACCGCGCCGCACAGCGTCGGGACATCATCAATCCACATGCCCCACCACGCGCGCCCATCCACGAGCCCCGCGGCAAGCGCCGCCGTCTCCACCCCCGTCAACGCGAGCGTGACGCCACCAGCGTCGACGGCCGCCGCGAACTCAGCCAGCACCGCGCCGCCGACCCGGTCGACAACAACCGCCGTCACCACCCAAGCGGACGCGTCCTCATCCGGCGAATCGATCCGCAACGACAACGGCGAACCGTCCGTCACCCGATCGAGCGCCAGGTCAGTCGGCCCCACGTCAAGAACTGCCATAACCCCTCCTCATTCCGCCGCGGCAACGCCGACCAGGCGCACCGACACACCCTGATGCCCGCCAGCTGAGACCGTCTCCACGTTCAGCCAATCCAGCACCGTCACGACGACTGGGGGATCGAGCTGCGCGCGCGCAAACTCGTCACCACTCGGCAGCGTCGCCAAGCCGATCGGAACGCCGTTCAACTCGACGGCGATCGATGTCGCCCCACTCACCCCGGCGACATCACACTCCACATCCACGTGCGTCAGCAACACCAGTTGCCGAGGCCGCTCCGGCGACCCGCGGTCACCCTCGATCGTCGTGCCGCCGCCGATCGAAAACGTGAACCCGGCTACCGACGACGTACGCGACTCGATCACATCAGGCGACGAAGCGACCGCACCCTCAGCCTGCCCGTCGAGCGTGCCGATCGTCCGGCGCAGCACCCGATCAGTGCGCTGCTCCAGCGTGTCCCGCATCACGCCGAGCGTGAACGTAAGCCGGCCGTTGCCGTCCTCATCCGTGCTCACCGCACGGCCTAGCACCCGCCACGACGCTGCCACCATGTCAATATCGGGCGCCGTAATCGTGTCGCCGACCCCGACGCCAACACCCTCGGTCAAGCGGATCATCACGCCCTCGGCGGCACGCCGCTCCTGACTCAGGGCGCCCGCCGTACCAGCCGCGTCCCAAAACACGGCGACACCGTCATCGACCTGCGGCAAGGACAAGAACCCCTCGCGGCGCGGCGGATCAACGTCGAAAGGGAGCTCGTACCAGCCGCCCGCCCACCGCCCGAAGACGGTCGAGACGGTCGGCTCATCGATCGTGTGGCGCATCGACAGCAGCGGCGCGTCACTCGCCGCGCCGTAAGCCAGCTCGACCCCCGACGCCACGCCGCGGCCAACCCCGCCCGCCGCCGGCGACTGGAAGCACAGCAGGTGCCGCCCGCCGTCCGTAGTCGGATCCGTACCCCACTCAATCCAGGCGTCCGTCAACTTAGCCAACGCCTCAACGATCGACACCCCGCACGGAATCGAGATCTGGTCAGCCTCACCCCATGCGTGCCCGGCAGAGTCCTCGACACCATCAAAGCCGAGCGTCCAATCGAGCAGACCGCCACGCGCCTGCGCCTCGGCGAACAACCGCGACACCACCGCCCCCGGCGTCCACTTGGGGCGGGCGGCGCCAGGGGCAAGGTACCCCCAGCTCGTCGAAGTCGACAAGATCGGCGCGAGAATGTCGCGCGTCGGCCACGCCGGGAACACATCCAGGGCGACCCATGACTCAGTGGCGTCCGCGCCGACCTCGACGTCAACGACGAACGTATGCTCACCGCCCGAGAACTCCACCCGCGCCCGCCTGGTGCGCTCGGAGTCCCCCTCCACGCGCACCGACAGAGCCCCGTCTACCCACACGTCGGCCGTGTTGCCCGGCGGCAACACGACGAACACGTCGTGATGTCCAACCGCAACCTCGAACTCCACCGCGACCTGCCAGCGGTCACCCTCTGCGCTCGAACTCGGCCCGATGCGCGGCGTGTCGAGACGCGGGTACCCCTCGACATCATCGACCCTGTCCCACACCGGGCCGAGATTCGCAGCAAACGGCCAGGACCCGCGGTCCACCCAAGTTGAAGCCGACGAGAACACCCGGACATCGCCGGCCGGCGCCGACCCGAGGGTGAAACCGTCGAACGGTCCTCCCTCCACCACGACGAACCCGCGATCAGGCAGCACGAGAGCACGAGTCAGCTCATGGGCGATCGACAGCAGCCCGTAGCGCCACTCGTCGTCACCCTCCTCGCCGCCCGACACGGACTCGCGCTCGACGCTGACGACCTGCGCCACGCCCGTCGTCGCACCGAACTCGCGCACCTCGACCACGGCCCCAACCGCCAGCGCCTCCGGCGCCACAGCCGGGATGACGCACGACCCGCCGCCAACCGCACTCATGCGGTCCTCGAGCTGGATCGAATGCGCGAACTCGACGCGCACCCCGTCCAGCCACAGCGACACCTCAGGCTCCGCGGGCGACGCCGGTGACGGCGGAGGCGTGTACTCCGCCGTCACGCGAACCCGCCAGCCGGGACGCGGAGCTCCAACGTCATGCGCCAGAGGTGGGCCTCGAACTCGCCCGGCACGAACCAGCAGTGCACGTCAGCCTCCAGCATCGACCCCCCGGGCGTCTCGAGCGTCGCCGAACGCAGCCGGTTGCCAGTGGCCGCCCAGCCCGTCTGGACGTTGGCCCGCAGGTAGTTCAGGTTCGACTCGAACCCCGTCTGCTCGTCGGCGAACTCGGCGCCCGTGTGGTCCCACCGGCCGGCCATCATCATGTCGAGCGACCACTGCGCCGACGTCCCTCGCATCGGCACGGGTAACTCACCGTCCATGCCGGGAATCTGAACGTACGAGCCGCGCAACGGCGACCCGAACAACAGCCGCCCCGGGTCGCGCAGACGCCACGCCGGACACGTCATCGGCACACCGTCGATCGTGAGGAGCCCAGCGGGCGCGCCAGCAGACCAGATCGGCACGATTCACCCCCCCGTCAATCCGCGGCCGTACCGGAACCCCGCCGACCGCACGCTCTGCACCACCGCCGCCCCGGCATGCTCCGGCTTCGGCACCACATTCGTCACGTTCACCGTGAGCGCCGCCCGCCCATCCGCACCCGCCGCCGGCGCACCACGCTGGGCGCGCGGCGTCTGCCCGTTCCACCCGACCCCGAACGGGTCCAGCAGGCCGGGCAGCACCTCGTTGGATGCCGCGATTCGATCCGCGGACGACTGGAGGCCAGCCGCCAACTGATCGGCGGCGCCCACCGCGAACCTGAACCGAGCGTCGAGATCCGCGGCGAGCGTCGGATCGAGCATCCCTCGCGCCGCCAGGTCATTGAGCTGAGCGGACACGCTGTCCATGTCCGTCGCGCCAGCGCTCACCGAGTCAGCAAGCGAGGACGTGGCGACCTGCACACCGATCGCCGCTTGCGCAACATCGCGCTGCGCCCGCTCGATCTCCGCAGCGTCAGGCCCCGCCTTCGCCTGCGCCGACGAGACGCCGCGCTCGGCCTCGGCCACATCGGCCTGCGCGTCGCGGATGCGACGTGACCGCTCACCGGCGTTCCTCTTGTCCTCCTGGAGGCGGGCGTTCGCCGCCTCCAAGCGCTGGATCGCCTTGTCGCGATCGGTGAGCGCCCCAGCGTCCCCCTGGTTGCGCCCGAGCCGTTCGTTCGCGTTCCGCAGCTGCGCCTCGGCCTCGGCGAGTTGCTGCTGCGCCGACTCCGCCGACAACCCGAAGTTCTTCTCCTGGTCCTCGGCCAAGATGTCGTTTAGCCGCTGCTTGGCGTCACCGACGCGGCCATAGGCGGTCGTGACCTCCTCGCCGCTCGTGCGGGTCTTCTCGGCGAGCGCCTGCTGCGCCGCCGCCAGCCGGTCATTCGCGGACAACAGGCCGAATAACGGGTCGAAGGAAGCGCTGAGCGCCTTGCCGTACCCGGCGACAGGACTCACCCCCTTCTCGATGTTGCCAGCAAGACCCGCCATAGCCTTGCCAAGCTGATCGAGATCACCCGCCGACTTACCGGCCGTCGCGGCGTACGTCTGCCACGCATCCGCACCGGTACCGAGGGTCACGCCCAGCTGGTCGAGGTAGCCTTGCGCCTCCTCGGCGCTCACCCCGACCAACTCGAGGTAGGTAGCCAACTGCCGACCGGCGGTCTGCTTCTCCTCCTCGCTCAACCCCTTGAAGGCGGCGCGCAGCGTGTCCATCTGACGGGCGACCGCCTCGGCTTTGTTCGCCGCCTCATCGTCCTGCGTGCCGAACCCGAGGAAGTCCTGCGCCGCCCACCCGACCTTCTCGAACGCGTTGGTTGGGCCGATGTCGACCTTCCCTCCGAGCACCTGCGCAGCGCGGTTCATCTCCTCGGCGAGGGCGCCCGTATCGACGCCCTTCACCGCCTCGCTAAGACCCTCGACGTCGCTGACGATCGCGCTGAACGCCTCGTCGCTCTGGTCGCGCAACTCCGAAACGGTCCACGTCCACGCCGCAACCGCGGCGCCGGCGGCCGCCAACGGACCCACGACCCCAGACACAGCCGACCCCATGCCACTCGCAGCTCCGGTCGCCGCCGAAGTCGCAGCCCTCATACCGCCGAGCGCCTGACCGGCCTTGATCGCCGCGCCGCCGATCGTGCTCACCGTACCGACCACCGTCGTGCCGATCGCGGCCCACGTCACGATCGCCCCGATGTTGTCCCGCAGTGGACCAGGCAACGAGGCGAACGCGTCGGCCACCGACGCCACCCCACTCGCCAACTGCGTGAAGATCGGCGTCGCAGACTGCCCGAGCGTCGCCAACGCGTTCTGCATCTCGGCAACGGCCGCGCGCTCCTGGTTCGCTTGAGACGTACCGATCGTCCGAGCGAAGTCCCCGGACGCGTCGCGCCCCGCCTGACTGGTCGTGATCAGGCTCGCCCGCGCCAAGATCTTCTCCTGCTCCGTGAGCTCGCGGTTCGTGCTCGTGATGCCGACCCGCAAGGCCTCGGACCGCGTCGCGGCCTCGGTCAGGAACACCCCGTACTGGCGGAGCGGCTTCGCCTCCCCCACGAGCCCCGACTGGATCGCCTCCAGCGCCTGGTCGGTCGACGTGTTTTTCAGAGACGCGAAATCGCCCGCCAGCTGCACGAGCTGCGTCGAGAAACCGCCGAGCGCCTCCGCGCCGATCCCAGCCTCCTTGCCGAGCGCGCCGAACACGGCGCCAGCCTGGATGGCCGCCGTTTTCCCGATCCCCGCCGTCTTCGCTGCGGTCGCGGCGTAACGCTCCAACGCCGCGGCGCCCTGGGAGCCCATCGCGACGTTCGCAGCGTTGATCGCCTCGCCCATGTCGGACGCCGCCGACGACGCGACATGGATCCCGGCCAGCGCCAGCGCACCGCCCGTCGCCGCCTTCGCTCCGAATGCGATCATGCCCGACCCAGCACGTCCGGCGCCTGCCTCGGCCGCGCCCATCGACACCCGCGAAGCGACGCCTAGACGCTCCATCTCGCCGATCGCCTGCGCGCCGTTCGCCGTGATCAGGATCGACACGACATCGTTGAACGAAGCCACTCAGCCCCCTCCCTCTCACGCGTACGCGTCGAGCAGCATCCGCAGATCGCGCGGACGCTGACGCCGGGTCACATCGGGCGGCCAACCGAGCCGGTGGGCCGCCCAGACGATCAGGTCGTCGCCTGGGGCGCCGTCTCGCGGGATGCCAGGCACCCCGCTTTTGGGTCGCCGCCCTCGTACCACGCAGGCAGGTCGTCCGGGATCGCGGTCAACGCCTCGAAAACCATCCGCGGCGTGATCTTGGCCGGCTGGATCACGCCCGCCTCATCACAACACGCCAGATACAAGTCACCGAGCGCCTGCGGAGGAACTTCGCGATGCATCGGCGCAGCGAGGAGCAGCCCCCACGACACCGCGTGCCGCTGAGCGATGTCCGCCACGACGCCGAACTCGAGGTCGTGCTCCAGAGACACCACGCGCCCGCCCGGCACCGTGATCGCCATCGTCTTAGCCGCCGGCGGATCAAGCGTTGCACCCTCACCGCCGGCAGCCTCAGCCTTGGTCCCCACCTTGGCCGTCACAGCGACGTAAGCGGGGTCGCCGCCTGCCACTTGCCCGACACCGTGACAACGCCGCCGACGTCGGTCTTCAGAGCCCCCGAGATGGTGACCGTCCCCTCGTATCCGAGGGCCGGTTCGTTGATATTCGGGATCAGCTCGATCGTGCGCGGCAAGCCGTCGGTGGCAGCCGCCATGATCAGCGTGAGGGCCGCCTGACCCTCCTCCAAGTAGAGCTCGAAGTCACCCGTCGCGCCCGGAAGACCCAGCACGTAGACCTTCGTCGTGTCACCCTGCGCCGTCGCGTCGATCTGGTCAGCCGTAGCGTCCCAGCCCCACGACTTCACACCGGCGATGACGGTCGGTGTGGCGACATCGTTCGTGCCGAGCTTGAGCCGCGCGTGGCGGCCCGCAATTCTTGCAGCCATGTTTCCCTCCTTGGGGGGGCATCCAGGAGCGGCCGCTCTGACCGCCGAGGAGTGGTGGTCAGGGGCGGAAAACCCGCCCGAGTGCCCGCGTCTGCTCGCGGGCGACGATCCGTGGCACCTGCGGGGCGGCGGCCTTCGCCATCCGCTCCCAGGTGTGGTGACCGCGGGTGCGCGGGATGCGCGCCCAACGTCGGAGCCCCAATGGGGTCCTGATCGCGGCGCGCCCGCCGAGCCCAAGCCCGAACGTCACTGACGCCTGACGCGCCGCACGAGAATTCGCGCCCTTGCGCGTACGCCCCGTCTTCGTCGTCTGCCGATACGTGGCGGACTTCGCTCCCTTCGGGGTGACGATGTGGGGCCGCTTGTCGACTTCCAAAATCACCAGCGGACCGACCGGCTTCACGAGCGCCCCCATGGGCAGCCCCTTCGTCCGCACGCCGATCACACCGCGCTTCATCCCGGACAGGCGCATGTCGCCGCCCGTGTCCTTGGCGATCGCGGCAACCGCCTCCGCCTGGATCTGCTTCGCCGCGGCGGCCTCACCAGCTTTCTGCGCCGCCCCGATCTCGGCGCCGAGTCGCTGAAACTTCGCGGCCAGCTCGACGGGTGTCGTCACAGTTCGAGCCGGACCCACACGCGAGCGCCAATCAGGGTCTGCCCGCCGAGTTCAACCGTCCCGTACTCGTCGACGCGGTCCCACACCACGCCCACATCGCCGTCGAGTGCCCCTGCGTCGTCCAGTACCTGGCACACCCCGGACGGACCGTGCACCAGGTCGTCGAGCAGATCGAGGCCGTCCTCCGTCCGCTCCGTGACCACGCGCACCTCGACGCGCACCGTCGCCCCGTAGCCCTGCACCACCGGCTCCAGCGTCCGCTCACCGAAGAACACCGCAGGCGGCTCAGGGGCCGCCAACGCACCCGCCCGAGCAACCGTCACCGTTGACGGCATACCCCGGCGCAACGTGGCCGCGAGACCCTCAAGGGCATCACGCATGCGGCTCATGCGACGCCCAACACTCGGTCGGCGCGCCGCAAGGGCTCCAGCATCCGAGCCACGTCACCATCGAGACGACCAGACACGCGGACCGCCCCGAAATCGTCGATACCCTCGACGCCGCTCGGCGAGTTGCGACGCGCGTGCAGACGCGCCGTGTGCATGAGCGTCGCCATGTGCACGCGAGCCGGCACGGACGGCCACCCCCACGCGCTCGACGTGACCCGCACGTGCGCACCGAATTCGCCGTCGCCGACGATCGTCGTCACCGGAGTCGCGTTCCACGGCTCGGCATGCCAGGTGACGTCGACAGGCGTCCACGCCACACCGTCCTCGGACTCCTCCACGTCGTCGATCACGCACACGTCATCGATCAGGACACGCTGCGAGTCGGCGACATACACGCGACTCGTCACCTCAGCGTCGACCGCCGCGACCGCGAAGGACCGGCCGCAGTGTGCGTCGATGTCCTCGCACGCCGAGGCCAGCACGGCCGCCAGCACATCGTCTGGAGTCGGCGTCGTGCCGGGCCGACCGATCCATGCCCTGCACTCAGCGACCGTCGCATACGACATCAGTCGTCGCCCTCAACCGCAACCTCGGCGCGCTTCGCCGCACGCTTACGCGCCGGGGGCGCCGCCGCCGTCTCGCTCGGCTGCGCCGTAGCGGACTCCCGCCAACCATCGACCACCACCGCAAGGCCGGACGCAACCATGTCGCGCGCCTCGGGGCCGGGGATGACCACGACCGAACCCGCCGACGGCCACTCGGCCCCGTCGCGCGTACCGCTGAGCGTCACGAGCAGGCGAACGCCTACCGGACCGTCGCCCGCGGGGAGGGTGGGGGCGACACCAGCGCCACCCCCACCACTCACCACGGCCATCAGGCCGACACCCCGACGAACGCCTTGATCGCGCCGGTCTGATCGACCGTCATGCCGTCAGCACGGGCCACGACCTTGAACGTCACGAGATCAGACGAGAAGGCGAAGTCGTCGCTGCGCTCGAACCGGACGCCACCGGCGAGGCGCACCCAGTAGGCCGAGAAGTCGCCGAACAGCACGGACTTCGCCGAGTTGGCGGCCGCCGCGACGTTCGGGTCGGTCGCGACCGGCTTGCCGAGCAGCATGTCCGGCTGACCGAGCACGAGCGACGGCTGCCACAGGTACTGACCGTTGTCGTCCTTCAGCTTGCGCAGATGGGCGGCCGTCGCGTCGCGGAACATCCAGTGACACGACGAGCTGGCGCGGTAGGGCGAGATCACCGAATACATCAGGTCGATCAGGTCGTCGGTGGTCGGCGTGGTGGCCGCACCCGTCTTCCCCGCGGTGGCCTGCGTCGCTACACCAGCCGGCTGCGAGGAGCCCGAGCCGGTCACAAGGGCCGCGCCCAGAGCGTTGCCGACAGCGCGGCCAGCCTGCGCGGCGATGAAGCCGAGCAGATCAACGGCCGTGTCATCGATCAGCTCACGCGACACCTGGATCGTGGCGCCGTACTTGTATGCGCCCAGCGTCCGCTTCGCGAACGCCGGGTCACTCTCGGCGATCGCCGCCGCTTCAGCGGTCAGCGCCGCCGTCGAGAAAGCCGTCGTGGTCGGCACCTCGATCGATTCACCGCTCGCCGTCTCCAGAAGCGTCGGCCCTGCAGCGAGCACGCCGGACACCTCCACCATGTGCTCGACCAGGCGGCCGTAGAACGTGGTCGGGACCGTGTTGCCGCCCGCCGTCGCAGTGCCTTTCACGAGGTCGCGCCGCTCGGGGGCGACCACCACTGAACGCTGCTCGCCACGCAGGAAGTTGCGCAACTGCGCGCCGACATCGTCCACGTCGGCACCGCCGCCGGGCTCATCGAGGGGGGCCAGCCGAGCCAGAGCATCCGCCGCGTCGCGGCTGCGCTGCTCCTGCTCCATCAGCTCGGCGACGCGGTCACCGAGCGACCGCACCTCGCCGTCGAGACGGTCGACGCTGGCCAGCTCTTCACTGGTCAGATCGCGACCATCGGCAGCGTCGAAGATGGACCGGATTTCCGTTTCGGCGCGCAACTTCTCGTCGAAGGCACGCCGCGCAAGAAGGAGGCTCATAGCCTCTCCTTTCTCTGGGTTGTATGTGCCCGGCGCCCGACTTGGGCGCCGAGTGATTGTCGCCCGGCCTGTGGCTCAGTGATTCCGGGCTCGTGCCGCCCAGCGGCGCGCCGACGTCGGTCGCGCGTGCTGCGCGTCGACCTTCGCGGCGGGAACACCCGCGGCCTGCGCCGGGGTGAGCATGTCGGCCAGCGCGTTACGCCGCGCGGCCGCGATCAGGTCGGCCACATCGTGGCCGGTGGACACCGAAAGGCTGCGCAGCGACACCGCCAACTCGTCATCCTCGGTCGCCAGATAGGCGGGGAACGTCACCGGGCCAACGTCGTACAGCGCCGCAATCGACCGCAGCCGCCGCAGCGGGAACCCCTGCTCTGTCTGCGCCCACTCCACACCGTCCGGCGCCACATCGAACGAAAACGACGACCCGCGCAGCGTCCCGCGACGCGCCTTGGCCGCCGCGCTCTGACCGTCCGGGTCCGTCTCGTCGAGGTCGATCGCATACCGCAGCCCGACCGCGTCAGACGTGAGCCGAAGCGTGCCCGACCGCGTCGTCGCCAGAAGCCGTGATGGCTCGTGGTTCAGCAACCCGGCAATGTTGGAGCCACGCCCCAACACATCATCGAACGCCCCCGGCTCGAGAACCTCGACGAACCCGCCGAGATTCTGGGAATACCGACCGTAAACGGCCGCGTAACCCTCCAGCGTCACTCCACCGGCGGAATCCCTGCACTCAGGCGCGTCCAGTCGGTACGAACGGAACTCACTCACGATGCCTCCCTTGGGGGCAGGTTTTCCCATGCCCGAACTTCGTCCACCCCGATGAACCCGGCGCCGAGCCCCGCCGAATACGCCTCATAGCGGGCGCCGAGATCACCGCGCAGATACGCGCCAGTGTTGAACCGCACAACCTGCCCCGGCGGAACAAGGTCGGAGAGCGCCTCCTGGATCACCACCAAGTCGGCGTTCACCCGGTCGATATCGGCCTGCTTCGCGTCCGACCGATTCGCGTACGTGAGCGACGACCCGCCGGCCGACAACCCGACCGTTGCCGGGTCGACGCCGAACGCCTGGGCGACCTGCACCCCGACCACGGTCGACACATCCGACCACCTCGTCACCGACGAGCTCGACGAGCTCGACGAATCAACGGTGCTCACCCGCAGCCCCGACCCCAGCACGGCCGGACGACGCTGCCGCCAGGCACTCACCACGCGATCCCGGATCTGCTCGGCCTGCTCGGCCGTCAGCGGGGTATCAGACTCCACCGTCACCGACGGAACGGCACCATTTCTGAACCAGTCGCGGCCGTAGTCCTGGGCCAGTCGCGACAGCTCGGTAAGGCCGAGCCGATGCAACGGAGGTGAACCGGCGGCATGCCCCGGAAGGCAGAACGTCGACGGAACAACAATCACATCGTCGAACGGACGCACCTGCCCATCGATCGACACCACCGGAGGCGCCCCGGGGCTGATCTGCACCCGCGACGGGTCGACCCAAGCAACACCAGTAGGCCGCTGATCCGCCCCCCGACCAATCACCACCCCAACAGCGTTGCCAAACAGGTCGCGGCTGATCATCATCTGAGCAAGCCAGATCGACCGAAGCTGATGCGGATCGGGTCGAGTGATCTGCGCCGGCTGCGGCGACACGGCAACGGCAGCCGCGCCCACATCGCGCAACGCCTCGAACGGCAACTGCGCCACGAGATCGGCACGGTGGCGCACACACGCCACGACCGCGGAAATCCCGACCGCCTCATGCGGCGTGTATGCGCCAGACCTGACCAACTCGCCAGCGTCCGAACCCCACACGTCCTGGTAGCTAACGGCTCGTCGCTCTGGAGCGACCAGCCCGCGCAGCCCCCTCATCGATCCACCGCCCAACCGACAGCACCGCACGCAACGCCTGCCACCACGAGTGCCGCAGGCACACACACGAGCGCCACCCCGACAACCACAAGCACGGCCCCGAGGGCCTGGAGGGTCACAGCGAGCACAGCACCTCCATCACCACGCGAACACTGGCTTCGGTGCCGCTTCCTCGACGGCCGGCTGCGGAAGCACCGCCACCGCAGCCGTGATCGCCTCCAACGGCGACACAGGCACAGACGCCGACCTGGCATCCCAGGCGAACCCGTCGCCAATCAGCCGGATACCAGCACGGTCGCCAGCGAGATCGAGCGGAGGCTGCTCCGCATGTCGACTCAGCCGCCCCTCACGCGCCGCCACATCGACAGCACCACACGCCGCGGCCCAACGGGCACCCGGCAGAGGCTCCATGATCGACGCATCGACGCCCGCCGACACCAACGCCTCAAGCACCGCACCGACCTGCGCAGCAGTCGCCCCAGCGTTGTTGTGTGCCAGCGCCGGCGGCGACCACCGCTGAACCAACTCGGCCAGCCTCTCCGGAAGCCACCCCACACCCTTGCGATGATCGACCAGCTCAACGTACGGCGCGTGCGCCGACCCGACCGCCACAGCGATCGACGCCGACGCGCCAGCGGCATCCACCGCCCACCCAAGACGCACAGCGCAAGGGTGCATCTCCGGAGCGAACTCGATCCGCGTCGCCGACCAATACTCCGCCATGTGACCGGCCTGCTCGGACGACGGCATCGGATCCCAAACGCACAGGTGCTCCCGAGCGAACCCTTCCGGGCCCAGCCTCTGGAACTGCTCCTCGAGAAACTCCATGCCGCCGCCACGACCGGCCGCTACCACCGGGTTAGCCGAACGCCACAGGCCGCGGTCCTCGACGTCGACAGGCATCTGCACCGGCCGCCCAGCCCCGTCGAGGCTGACCCTCTCGGCCGTGTGACCGATGTACCCGAACGCGCCAGGCGCAGCGCTCAAAGCCCTGCAGCGCATCATCCACCACCACTCCGACCGAGCGCCGAGCGCGGCGGTCCCGCACGCATTCAGCTGCGGGTCCGCGTTCGCGAGCAGCGTCGGCGATACCGCCTCCATGTGCTCCGACGTTGCGTGCTGCGCCTCATCCACCACCAGCCGAGACACGTCGTCCACGCCACGCGCCCCGCCATTCGTGCGCGTCCTGTACCAGATCGTCCCGCCATTCACCATCTCAATCATCTGCTGACCGGTGCCCGTCCACACCCGCCGCACCTTCGACCGCAGATCCTTGTGATCGAGCGCCGCCAGCATCCGCTGCTGCGTCTGCGTCGCCAGCAGCACCGCATCATGCACCGTGTGCAGGATCGCCTCGGCCCGCTGGACGAGCCCCCACAGCTCTACGACCTCGATCTCGTCGCCCTTGCCGTTCTGGCGAGGCATCTCCCTGCCGGTCGTCCGGGCCGCCCACATGCCCGCGGAATCCTGCGCCATCATCACCTGCACCGCCAGGCGCTGTGTCGGGTCGAGACGGCGGCGCCGGTAGTGCTCCCACAGCTCTATGGCGGCCTCAGCCTCATCCAGGCTTGCGGCGCCTGGAGGGAGCACCAGGATCGCCGGTCGAGGCTCGGCGTCGAGCTGCCAACTGGTCGACAACCGACACCTCCTCCGCCACGGGAGCGACCGTCGGCACGGCCGCAGCGGCAGCAGCCATTTGCGACGCCAACCGCCCAAGATCAGCCCGCAACGCACGCGCCTGCGCGTACTTCGGGGCCGTCACGATCTGACGCACATTGCCCTTGTCGTCCCGCATCGCCAACGTCGACCCGTGCTCCGCCAGCCACGACTCACACGCACT